TGAAATCCTTCATTGAGTCCTTGTCTTGTGTAGTCTACTTCAAGTCCTTTAAGATAGGCACAACTTTTGGGATCAACAAACAATTTGCAGTTGGCACAGTCAATGCAGATATCGTCAGGCTGTGCTGTATCTACATATTCTAGCACATAAGCAAGTCCAGAGCAACCTGTGGTTCTTACACCAACACGAATACCAATACCATGGCCGCGACGTTGAATGGTTTGAGTTATTTTTCTAGCAGCATCATCAGTTAAGGAGATCATGCTTGCTTTTGTAATCTGCTACTGCGGCCTTGATGGCATCTTCAGCCAGGATGCTACAGTGGATCTTGACAGGGGGTAATGCTAGTTCTTCGGCAATGTCGGAGTTTTTGATTGTTCCTGCTTTGTCGATGTGCATTCCTTTGACCCATTCGGTAATGAGGCTCGAACTCGCAATAGCCGATCCGCAGCCATACGTTTTAAATTTTGCATCTGTAATAATACCTGTATCATTGTCAACCTTTATTTGTAATTTCATTACGTCACCGCAAGCCGGTGCACCTACCATGCCTGTGCCAACGTCCTCATCGTCTTTGGCAAAGCTACCCACATTGCGTGGATTTTCGTAGTGATCGATTACTTGATTTGAATAAGCCATACAGGTTCCTTTTGTTGAGTATACTACCGATGGACTGACTAGTCAACCAGTTTGATTACATTGGGCGTTTCATTGCTGACTTGGCAGCGGCTGCAACTATGTCTTGTGCTTGATTAACAGGCATTGCAGTTGCGCCTGTTTCGGCACCTTTGAATGTGATCACACCGGAATTGGGATCCAGTGGTTCTAGTACATTGCTCAATGGAGGCTGATCAATCAGCTGACCCAGGTTTTGAGCATTGACATTGATGTCCAGACTTTGTGCTAGACTGATAAATGCTGTTTGACTGATCTGTTTTTGTGCATTGGTATCACTGGCACGACCGTTTAGGAATGCCACCAGACCTGTTAGTGTAGCAGGATCTGGTGTGGCAATAGCAGATGAAGCAACTTCATCTATACGCATTATCTACGTGCTCGTCCAAGTGCGGCAGCAGGAGTTTCAGCACCCATGTCGGATCCAGCATCTGCAGCAGCAGCGTCTAGACCAGCATCAGCACCCATGTCATCAGCAGCAGCCATGTCAGCATCTGCAGCACCTATGTCAGCACCAGCCATGGCAGCATCAGCTGCTCCAGGAATAGCACCACCAGGAGCAGCCTGACCAGTTACCACATTCAGCGCAGCATCCAGTTGTTGTTTGGCACCTTGCAGGTTACCAACCAGACCGCTGAGTGCAGCAGTAGCATCTGTGTTGAATTGTTGAGCCTGTTCCATGCCCACTTGATTCTTGATTGAATCAACCAGAGCTGGCAGTTCTTTGAATTGCAATTCTGTAACATCTTCCAGCATGCCTTGCATTTTGTCTACCATGTCTTGTGCAGCCAGTACAACTTGAGCTTGTTGAACTTCGCTTTCGTTTAGGCGTTTCATTGCACGGCGCAAACGACTTTCAGCAGCCATCATGGCAGCGCCAGCCACAAGTTTTTGTTCTTCAGGGTTGAGTGTTTGTCCAGCAGCAGATTTTTTAATTGCAGCATCAACCTTGGGATCCTTGGCAGCGGTACCGGGTGCAGCAGGTTTTGGCTGTGCAGCAGCGCCGGCAACAGGTGCAGCACCAGCAGGTGCAATCGGCAGGTTGTCTTCCCGCAAGCGGCTGGATAGAGCTTGCTCCATCATTACCAATTGCAAGTATTTTGGGTCACGTTCGCTGGTGTGGCGAGCGGTGGTGGAACGGTGCTCGCCCAACACTCCGCGTACCCGGGTCAGCATCTGTGCTGTTTGACCACGAGTAAGTTGGTCAAAACTAATACGTGAACCAAAGTAACTTTCGAATACTTTGGCGATTTGTTTTGATGGCTTAGGCGCCGATAGTTCTGTCAGTTTCATTGTTGAATCCTCTAATCTGTATGTATTTAGCCTGGTTTACACATTTCTCCAGCTCAGTACTTACCAAGTTGTACTGAGCTATTTTTGGCTGAATTTTTGTAGTTGTAATTTCGTAGAAATCTTCGTTGCGACTTTGGCGGCCCACAGTGCTACGGCAGTAGATGTCAGCGGCCAGTGTTTGTTTTTTACGGTCTAGAATCATGATCATGTTGCACAGCCCGTACTGATTTTGTATGTCTGCTGTACACCAGCTCATGGCCACACGTTTGTTGCTGAAACAGCTTATTTCACGATCCCAGGAATAAACTCTAGCACAGTCTGATTCAGTCACAATACGATACTTGCCAAACACAATCACAGCACCATCATCATCAGTTATGATAATGTGATCGGCATGACGTCTGAGCTCACGTTCGGCCCAACGGTCAAGTTTTTGCTGTTGTTTTCGTATCATAGCGTCCGGACATAGTGCGTGGCCAACCAACCCACTGTGGCCAACAACACACCGATAATTCCTATGCCCCAGCTCAGCAGCTGATCAGTTCTTTTCTGAGTGGATTTTTCCATCATGCCGCGCAGGACAGTAATGGTATCAGCCACTTTACCAATTTTTTCTTCTAGAGAGTCCAGTTTGAGTTCCAGTAACTTGTAGCGTTCTGCGCACAGTTCAACGTGAGCTTCCAGGCTCTTTTTTTCAATTTCAGTAGTATCAGCCATTTGTAATCATTACTCCAGTGGTGTATTTACCGTAAAGAACCAAATGTTCTGATCTGCGCCTGACGTGGCAATTGTGGGAGCCATGGCAGGTTGCTCAGTAAGATTCAGCATCATGGGCACACCTTCACAATCACTCTTGAGTCCTGCTAGCGGATCTGGATTGTTGTGCATTTCAAACACCCCCGGAGATTCTGATCTAAATTCAAACTCCCAGACGCCGTTGCGATGTTCGGGTATGGTGATGTCTTGAGGCTGAGTTCGCAGGCCAATGATCTGCAACAGAGTTTCCCAGTTGCGTTGTTGGTTGCGACTGTGATTCCAGTCTGCTTGTGTGTGTACCATTTGTCCCACACGATCACGGAATGGTATCTCGCTGGAACGAAAATGTCCAGTGACCCCGGTTAAACTGCAATCAAAAAGTGTGCGGCATGTTATCTTCATTCTAGGAGTATTTAATGCCAAAAAGAAACCCTGGATTTTTTACGTCCAGGGTTGCTGTGGGGTCTAAACTGATTACAGGTTAGTGAATGTTGCAGAAGCACTAACGTTGGCAGTTGGGATACCAATGTTCAAGCCACCAGTTGCATTGGCTGTTTGAGCAGCAGCAACTAGAGTAGCTGTGGTGTAAGCACCACTTGGATAGATAGCCAAGCTGATAACGCCAGCACCAGCAGCAGCTTGGTAAAGTGCAATTGTACCAAGTTGTTGAACAGATGTCAACACGTTGTTCAAGTAACCATTCACATTACCAGCATTGGTAAGAGCAGTGTTAGCTGTCAAAGTGAAGAAGTCAAGTTTTGGACCTTGGATCTGAACTGGGCCTTGTGCTGCCACGTTGGCTGTTCCAGCGATAGAACCATTTGCTACGTCCAGTGCGAATGACGGTTGTGTAGTACCGTTTACTTTTGTAAATATTGCCATGATAAATTTCCTTTAAAGTTAATGGGATACAGGATCCCTGCACTTATTTAGTCAGTTTGGAAAAATCACGCCTCTTGAGGGTTGTTTCTCTGACGATTTTGAGCAGCAAAAGCATTGGGATCAAAGCGATTCACCGCCTTGGCATAGCCTGCAGGAGTGGCCATGACCCAGCCTTCTTGCCCAGGATGCTGTGTATCAGCCTGTTTTAGAATGTTCATTTTGAGATCATGCAACAACAAAAATGCGCTGAATGCAGCGGCCAGGGCTGCTGTATTTGAACTGGGACTCTGCAGATATTCCACAATGTTACGAAACTTTTGTGGAGTTACTCGAGTCTGTAACCACTCGCCAAACTCAGGCAACAGAGTTGCAGGATTTAGGGGTGTGCCTACCTTGGTGTTGATAAAGTCCACACACAGTTTGGCAAGATCTGTGATCTTGTGGGTACGTAATTCAGCAGGATTAAACAAGGTGTTGATGGCAGCACCGTCTGTGCGCACCAGATTGCGCAGTTGTTTTTCCAGATTGCTGTCTGTGGCTATTGTACTGGGAGTGGCAGGGCGTTCCAGCATCAGTCCCGGCACAGCATTGAACGTTACACCTTTGAGTGGCTGACGTGCATCACCCACATCACCATACATGGAATGTATGGCAATGCCAATTGTGCTAGCACCAATGCGTTGTCCCAGCGCACTTCGAGCAGGAATCTTGTACTCAACTGTGTTGGGGCGAAACACATAGTTGCCTGCAATTTCAGGAGGAGTTGACATGTACAACAGGTCACCTTTGACATAGCCACGGAAGTTGGCAGGTAGCGCAGCTTCCAGCACAGGGAATAGCTGTGCATACAAGTTGATCAATTCTGTTCTGTCTCCGGGTCGTGTGCGTTGTATATCAGCCATCATTCTGGGGCTGGTAGCAAGACCATCATAGCCCTTGGCTTCAAAGCCCGAGCCATCTGTCAACACAAACTCACCTGTGGCAGGCTTGCGACCAAATATCACAGCAGGTTTGCCGTCCCACTTGGCAGTGATCGTTTTGGGAGACTCTGTGGCCTGTTTCACAATTTCCAGCGCATCCACAATGCCTTGAGTAGCACGGCGGAACACTAGATCTTCCAGGTGCTCAATGCCCTTGGCTCGGCCGCCAACTCCAGCTTCTTCTGCTTCCACAAGAGCCACATAGCCACGATTCAC